CTTGTGTAGTTGACAACAATAAGCTAAATACTTGATTTAACACAATAAATACGATAAGATAATCTTATGAAGCAATATCGCTTTCAATGTTACGCAGCTGGGCTGTTTTTTACTAGTGTCGTAAATGCTGTAGATGATGAGGAAGCGATTAAAGGCTTTGTGCAGAATCTTAATAACAAAAAGTATTCTGTAGAACCCGATGGTTTCGGTCGTGGAATGCGTCGATACCATTTAACTTATGAGGAGCTAGATAATGGCACTGCAAAAGTTGATATCGGAGAAGCTTCAGTTGGAGTCCAAATGGGCCAGCCAGGCGTTAGCGCAGGGTAGAGTAACAACTGACATGAAGTGGATCGATATTAAAATTAAAGAGTTAAAGGTTGCAATCAATACACAAAGCGTACTTGATGCAGAAACTCTTTACAAAAAAACTGCTTAATTAGTAGTTTTTAGATCGTTGTAAAAAATCAATTTTTACCCTGGGGATTTATGCCCTTTTTTAAACAGAGACACTTTCCACAATAATATTTTTTATCTTCAATAACTACCGCTATTTTGGTTTTACAACTCTCACATCTTCTGTGAACAGGTGGGGTACTTTTTCTGAATACTTCTTCATCTTGCCTTGCCATAACTCCTCCATAATATTTTCAACGTTTGGGTGCAGCTTCCAAGTTAATACATTCAATCTGGAAAAAAAATTAACCTCTTCATCAGACTTTGCAACATAGAAAAAACTTGCGTCTGCATGTTTTCTAATACTTTTAAATCTGTGGTTACCATTACGTATTTGATTATCCTGGTCTATAACTATAGGGCATAGCAATCCTTGTTTCTCAATATCACGTCTTACAGTACCTTTAAATTCAGCATGGGTACCATGAATTATTTTTAGTTCTTCAAATTTTCTTAGCTCTAATCTGTTTTTCCAGATTCTATACAATGGCCAGATAGTAGTGCCATAACCTACTATCTCATTTTTATGTAGCTTGTCCAAAATCATCTCCTAAAGCAACGTCAACTTTACTAGGAACTTTGAAATCCATACAAGTTTCCATCGCTTCTTTTATTTGTTTAACATCATTTTCATTCTCGACATCAAAACATAGTTCATCGTGAATTTGTATTTTAGGTAAGTATCCTGCTTCATAACAGGCAAGTATAGCCTGTTTAGTCTGATCTGCAGCGGATCCTTGTATTAATCTATTTAATGCTTTGTAAGTAAATGCTCGTTTAATGTTTTGTCTACCATACTTAGAGCATGCATTTTCAAACGTTTCTGGTGTATGTATACCAAAATCTTTTGGTTCCCACATGTCAAACCTACATTTTCTACCCTTTTTAGTTCTAATAACACCTTCATCATTAGCTTTTCTCATACATCTATCAGATAGTTGTTTTACAAATGGTACCTTTCTATTGTACTTTGCAATCAAAGCAGACGCCTCGTCAGTTGATAAACCCAATGAGTTAGCAAGTTTGTTTTTACCCATGCCATACATTAAACCAAGCCCGATTGTCTTAGCTTGTTTTCTTTCAATTCCTGCAAGATCTGCAACAGTTTGGTGAAAATCAGTTTCTGAATTAGAATAAGCCTCTACAAGTTCATTAGAACCTTCGTACCCTTCTCCTATAGAGGCTGCGTAATGGACTACCATTCGTGGTTCTTGCTGACTGTAGTCAAATGACCCCCATCTACAACCTTCTTCTGGTAAGAAGAGACCTCGGATTTTTGGTCCAAAATCTTTGTTACGTGCTGGTAACTGTTGAAGATTAGGATTAGCCATAGACAGACGGCCGCTGACAGTCCCACCACTGTCAGACCTAAGCTGATTGATCTCGCCATGTATTCTCCCATTGTGTTCGTATCTTAAAATTGAATCCAAGAATGTACCATGAAACTTGTTGATCTCTCTAGCCTGTGCTATAAATTTACTAATTTCGTGTTTCGAATTAGCTAACCAATTAGATGTAAAAGATGGCTCATGAGTTTTGTCAGTACGTGGATAATCTATCCCTAACTTGTCGTAGGCTTCGCCTATTTGTCTTGCTGCCCATATGTCTACTTCTTTTCCTACTAGGTTCTTTATTTTTGTTAAGTATTCTTTTTCCTGTGCCTGAAAATCTTTCTTTAATCGATGGGCTTTCTCCACATCAACTCTTACACCTTTCTCTCTCATCTCAATTAGTATAGGCAATAGTTTAGTTTCCATTTGCCAGACAGTATCTAAATTTTGATTATGGATCTCCGGCTTGAACCTTTGCCATAAAAGATATGTTAGTCTTGCGTCTTGTTCAGCATAGAAACCTACATGTTCTGCAGGTAACTTCCACATCTCAGCTTTAGGATCTATACCGTGATCTCTTGCAGCTTCTTTTAAATCGTTTTCGGACTTTAGCTCACCAAGATAATCTTTAGCCAATGCATTCAAACTATAAGACCATCTGTTTTCATCAATCACAGCTGCAGTAATCATTGTATCAACTACCTCACCGTTTAATTTAATACCCATTTGTCTTAACCAACCAACATCGTATTGTGCATTGTGAAATATTTTTCTAGCTGGTAAAGCACATACATCTTTCATGTATTGAATAACTTGTGGTTCAATCATATTACCACCACCAAAATGTTTGAATGGAAAGTAACCTTGCCATCCTTCTACAGCAACTGCAAAACCTATTACGTATCCCTTACTCGTTGCCCATCCAGCTCCAAGCTTACCATTAATACCTTCATCTCTTGTCTCTAAGTCAATTGCGATCTCATCGTAATTACTTAGATCTTTGTATTCTGATGGACATGACCAGATATGTTTTTTTAAATTAAATGTTAGCTGTAAACCTGTCATGCTGTTGCCTTTTTATTATAATATAAAACCATTCTCTTAGATCCTTCATACTTCTCAAGTCTTTTTTTCATTTTTTGGTTCTCGTCGTAAAGTTCATTGTAACGTTCTGTAAGTCTTTTAATCTTTGGTTCATACAAATTTCTATAGTGTAGGCTCCAATTCTTGCCTATACTATTTTTTTTTGTCATCTTTAAGTTTAAGTATTTCTAAATCTATATAATGTTTTATTTTTTCTAGATCTTGTATTCCACCTTTTTTTAAATATCTACAAACGTATTTCACAACGTTGCCTTGGAAGAATGATAAGTTATTCTTTGATATAAATTCATAAGGTTGAATCTCAAACTTAGTATAATGATTCCCGCCTACCTGAGTATACTGAGGAAACGCTTGGTTAATATCTTTTTGATTTGTCATTTACACTCCACAAAGGCCTTCACATTCTTGATTAAACAAGTCGGGGCCATCATCATTTTTAAATTTAACTTGATCCAAAGGAACACATTGTCTATGTACAAAGTTTTTTACTTTTGGATTATGCATACGCATCTTTTTATCAAATTCTACAGCAGATGCAAATTCTTTCGGTCGATTATTCTTCATATCAATCCAGAAATTATCGTCATGAAATGGACAGCCAATACACGCAGACTTAACTGGTATTTTAAATCCTTTACCTTCGTACCATTTTAAACAATCTTCTCTAGACATTTTCTTATCAATTAATGGCCATACATTTTTCTGCCACCAAAATCTTGAGGGTTTCATTCTCATTACCTCATCAGTTGATATACCTACCCATACTTCTATGTGTTCAGTTTTAGGAAACCTTTGTCTTGGTTTAAGTCCACATAGTTCTCTTATCTTTTTGGCAATTGGAGTTATTTTGTACTCCCTTGTGCACTGTCTTCTCCCCATACCTTTCTTACCTGCTTCGTTTAAAGTATAGAATGGAGCGCTTGCAAATTGGTTACCACCTGGTGCGAGAGCCGTGAGGATGTCATCTTGAATATTTCCCTTTTTGACTATATGTACAGGGTAACTTAGAACGCTTCTAAGGTTTACACCAAACTCTCCAGCATCTGCCATCAAGGCCATTGTCGAGCTTTGTACACCAGCTCCTAGTGATAGTATTCTTAACTTTGGTTCTTTGTTTTCCATATTGCCCTTCCTATTTCTTCCGCGATTTTGGGGATGATAGCATTTCCCAATGCTCTAAGTCTGTGTGCCCTTCCGGGTATCCCATTAGCCACTCTACCCACATCGGGTTCAGACTCCCACGATCCCCACGTTGTGCGACTTGATCGTTTATACTTATTGGTAGTTTCTTTTCCAATTTTATTTTCATTCTCTCCGGTGAACTCTGTCCCCTGTCGCAATGTGCGTCTGGAGTTCTCCAAAGCTGCATTGTCTGTTCGTCCACTTGTTCTCTCAGGTTCGACGGTCGAGTTCTCCCTTTCCTCTGACCTGTCATTAATTTTATTGTTCCTTCTTTTGATCTTGGAGGTAAGTGATCCATTGTGTTTGGAGTAGCCCACAATCCAGACTCTTTCCCTTTTGTGTGGGGCACCGACGCCTGAAGCTGGTATAATAAACGTTTGGATTTCGAAGCCTTCACTTTCCAAGTCAGAGCACACTGTTTCGAAGACCAAGCCGTCTTGGATGTTAATAAGTCCTCGCACATTCTCTGCAACCACGAATGTTGGTTGTACTTCTTTAATGACTCTAAACATTTCTGGCCAGAGATATCTATCGTCTCCGGTACCTTTTTGTTTTCCTGCAACACTGTATGGCTGGCAGGGGAAACCACCCGTGAGGATGTCGACGGGCTCGACGATGTCTTTGCCTTCCAATTTTTTAATATCATTATATATCTTAACTCCTTTCCAATGTTTTTGCAGCAACAATCTGCAATATTCTTCTCTTTCACAAAAGGCTATTGTTTTAAAACCTACCTTTTCTAAACCTAAACTAAAACCACCGATACCACTAAATAGATCTAAATGATTCATCTTCTCCTCCTTGAAAATAAAGTTCTCCAACACCATGATCTAGCCATTGAAATAATTGTAAATATTACAGCTATATGAAAGCTCTCAAGAATTGTTGGGT